ACTGACATTAAACGAATCTACGACCACGTCCACTTTAACGGACGTGGTCGTCTGTGTTTTCTTACCTGTCAAAACATCGTAAGTCTTAGTCGTGCTCTTCAACAAGGTGGCAGTAGTTATGAGCGAACCCATAGCCATACGGGCCTTGCCTATAGAATTACTTACGATCGTGGCTAAGTTCATACTCTTACCACCCCGACTTGTCTAACATCATTACTAGACTCTAGAGAGTAGGATCCCCAAGGAGCAATCATACTTCTAACCATAAGGGGTAAACCGTAACTTTTGACTTTCTCTGCGAATCTGACTTGCAACGTTCCTACACGAACCAATGTCACTGGGTTTTCCTCCATTTGGAAACCCCCAGTGGAAATAAGACTGTAAGCCAATTCGCAGACAATGTCTTTGATGGGTTCTGGGATTACGTCGTTGGGAAGATACGGGCCTCCGACACCCACGTCTGTAGTAGCGCTTACGTATGGATAGACATCAGGTTTTGGAACCCACATTCTAGGCCAACGTAGACGTTGTGACTCAGAGGCAATATAACCGTTCCAGGTCACTAGAGTATCTAATAAACGTGTAGCCTCTATTAGAGACACGTCTTGAAATTCAGTTGTTTCCCATAGTGTTTTGCCTACACTATTTCCAAAGTAATTGCTAGCCTCAGCGACCGTACAGTAACTGTTAGAGGTCGTTCCGCCGGGGGTAGCGATTAAGGCCATTATTTAGCCTTAGCGGTTTCAACTTTAGCCAGAGTAGGTTTATCAACTGAAGGGACAAGAGTCTCAAGTTTGTTATCCACCCATTCTACAGTGCAACCGTAGTATGGCACTAGAATCAGTTCGATCAGTTTTGCCGTATCGACGTCTGTCTCAAGTTTCTTATCAATAAAACGATAACGATTATTGAGAATGAACTCACCATCAGGAGCTGATGGCAGGGTGAAAATCGCTTTTGTATACATGAAGACTCCTGCAAGTACTTACCAGAAACCACCCTTAAGGTGGTCTCCAGAAAATACCCTGATTAATTCAGGATACCAGGGGCAGCTGCGATGCCCAACTGAGAGAAGTTGGCAAAACCGCAGTAGAACTTGATACGGATGATTTTTTCATCCGCAGTCTCTTTGGTACCAACATTCTCAACGCGGACACCTGCGGCACCACGAGCTGTCAGACCAGAGATACCATGCTTACCAGAACCATCATCAAAGGTGCCAGCATACACTGTGGTGCAAATGCCAGACGAAGAACCTTGAGTTTGGTTGGTGGCGATCCAGTCATTGACGAAGATCGGAACACCGCGGTAAACCGGCACATTACGACCAGACGGTAGAGTCATGACTTCACCAATATCCGCGCCACCCAAACCACGCAGAAGGGCAAACAACGAACGACGAGTGCGTGAAGGCATCATCATGTAGTCCACTTGACCGTCTTTGTCCTTGACCGTGTCAATCAACTGGTCCAGAATGTCGAATGACAGATTGGAACCAGCCGCAGCACCTGCATTGATTTTCTGACCTGCAGGAACCAGAGCACCCAGACCGGTGAAGGTGTTGGAAGTGCCGTCACCATTGATCATGGTGTCTTGGTACTGACGAGCCAGTGATTTGGCCTTGGAAGAGACCTGAGCACCCGTCTGACTTTGTTTGTCAGAACGGGTGGCTTCGATCAGACCGTTAATTTCTGCGTCACCCAGCAAAGTGGTCAGGCTAGATGTGACTTGAGTGAAGGTGGCAGCAGCTTTCGCTGTGATAGTACCACCGACACCGAGGAATTGCACATCGCCGTTCACATTTTCGCGGTTGTAGCTTAGAGCGTTGCCGTCGATTTCCATGAATGGAAGTACTTCGTAGATCGGATTGACCGTCACGATGCTTTCGATGATGCCGGTCAAGAGCAGGTCTTGCGAGAGTTTTGCCGATTCGGCTAGGGTAACTGAGGCCATATGTTTCTCCAGTGAAAAATTGATTAAACGAATATACCACTCGTCTACCCCACCGGAGAGACAATGCGCAAAATCTTAATCGCTGATTAGAATTTTGCTTATCGTGATAGCATTATAACTTAACATGGTCCCCAAGTACATAAATATAATCAGGGTCCATGATCCTGGGGTTTATTAAATCCCCTCTAAACCTGCAGAGATTTTTTGTACTGCGGATAGTTTAGACGTGTCGCCCAATTTACCCCCAGAAGAACCAGAGGCCCCACCTCCAGAGGATCCTTGGAATAAGTGAGGAGCGGATTTCTTGAGACTAGCGGTCCAGTCTGCTACAGACATTGGGGTTGAGCCGTCCTTGCCAAAGATAATGCCGCCTTTGCTGTCCACAGGGACCGCTGCACCGTCTTTGACCTGAAAAGTTGTTTTGGCGCGTAAAAGAACGTCGTCCACTGCCAGGGGCTGTACCCCGGACTTGATAGCCGCATCGCGAACCGAGCTGTCGATCAACAGGGACTCTAGTTGGCGTTTGGCGACGTCGTTGGCTTGTTTCAGAGTAGTGATCTCTGTAGACATTGTGTCCCGCATCTGGTTAACGCGTTGTTCAACGACTTTGTCGATCTCACCAGCATCGATGAGTTTCTTCTCATCCGCCTTCGCTTGCAATTTCAGCAAATCGCCATATTTGGCGGGGTCGATGTCTTTGTATTTTTCCAGATCTTTCAACAACTTCACGTTGTTTTCCCGGAACTCGTCCAGTTTGGTTTTCGAGACCGCGCCATCAACTTCGAGGTAATATTTACCGTCGTTGTTTTTGGTGTATAGCCCCGCTACATCGGCACTCAGACCGTCGACACTGTCGACTACGAACTTCAAACTCATGATTTAACTCCAGGTTGGTTTACAGGTTTTGGCGCGCTACTAGCGGCCGTCTTCATCATCTCTGCTTTCACATCATCCAAGGCTTTAGTTTCCTCTGAATCTGTGCGATCCGGAGAAATAACGTCGCCCCGACGCAGGTTGTACACCAGCGTCTCTTTGCTAAGACCGCCATCTAGGTAAGCCCTGACGATCTCACGCAAATTCGCCCCAGACAATCTATTGTCCAGAAACTCTTTGTCCATCGTGATCATCACTGTGGTGGGGTCTAACCCATCCATTTTAGCTAGACAACGATAAACTTTATTCAATAAAGCCTCGACAGCTCTCACTACAGCAGCCAGTGACGCGGTCTCAGACATATAACGCAGACGCACAGTGTCCGCAGCCTCGGAGCCATTAGAACTCTGACCAATAAGTCTAGCCGACAAACTAGCCAGCTGACTTTGTTTCTCAGACAAAGCCTTTTCCAGACTCACTAGTCCTTGACCTGTGAATTCTAGATAGTACGCCTTCGCGTGCACGTCCGGAAGTACCCATGCTACCATGGACCCAATACGTAGTTTAGTGGAACTATCAACTCCAGATACGACAGGAACAGGTAGGCCAGTGTAATGGCGACCATGTTCCAAATCAGCGCTAGTCCTATAGTGAGAGATATTGATGTCCACGATGTCCAGGACCGGCGGTTTGGACATGTCAAATCCGATACCATAAGGGTTCACCATGTAAAAAGGTATATAGTCCATGGTCTGACCTAAATTAGTCGGTACGATGGGCGGACCTACTAGTTTATCGTCGTCATCGTATATAAACTGAGTGTAAACGCCGTTTACTAGTCTCAACACGCGATACCGGGTATAAGACTCCAAGATAAACTCATCCTCTTCATCTTGCTCAATGACGTTTTCCCTCAACACCACCAAGACTGGGTTCCCTTGGGTATCTGTCCGCCAGTTAAGAACGTTCTCAGCAGTATATCCGGCGATAGTAGGTGGACCCCCCTCGACTGGCCGATCAACCAGCACTCCATACCTACCCATGAGAAGATTCTCAGACAACGAAGCCGAAAGTAACTCATGAAATTGCACCCCGCTGTTATCTTCAAAATAGGGTTTTAATTCCTCCGGGTATTTCATGACAGGATGCTTTGTCGTGGCCATACCTACCAACGCGGAGATGGTCTTGCTAGTTATCGAATAAAATAACGCACGCGTCTTGTAGGCCTGATAATCCTCATTAGTTTGTTCCGACAACTTGGGAAGGTATTTCGTACCTGCATGCTTAATCGCACCTTGCCCCTCAAAGGCATCCCTACACTTTTCCCAATCCTCTTTGCGATCTTTGTACTCTGGGTGTTCTGAGCTTACAGGCACGATGATTCTCCTATTTTAGGTTGACTTTTATATACTCTCATGCATGGTTTGCACGAGCCATCTAGCTTATCTGTTGAACTCGCCTGAAATCCGAACACCGTTCTGGACTTTAACTTCTTGCAAGTACAGC